CGCGGCTTAGTGAATTCCTTTGGGACAGCATGCAACTTCGACGGTGGTTCACATTGTAATACAGTATGATCCACACCTGACGCGACCTTGTCCGCCCACGCGCCGTAATTCGCAAAAGCGAAATCAGCGTATGGGAAGATAGGTTCGAGCTTAGCAGGCCAATAGGGAAAATCATACTTAAAGGTATGATCCGCGGAATAGTCTGCTACTGCTCCGGGTCCATGTCGAGCGTTCCATTTGAGCGGTTCGAACCGCCCAAACTCGGAACAGATGATGTCGGCCGCCCATTGGACGGAACGACACCAATCTGGTTCGAGAGCAGTGGAACGGGTGGAATGACCAACCTCTCCGAAGAGAGGGAGGTCTTCTGGCTCAGAAGGTATGTGGTCTCCAAACTGAAGATCACAACAACCATCAGAGCTAAAGTCGCCACGATTCCAGTTAAGAGAACCGTTGACGACCTCACCGTCGATCTTGAAGAACTCATTGACGTGTTCCCACGTTGATGAGTCGTCACAAGCTATTCGGTAACGTTTGACGACTAAACAAAGTTGCCTCACGTACCGGATAGCCTGTACATCAGGATCGGACCTCAAAACTCCAGATATATCGAAGATGCGAAGAAGCAGCCCCTTGAATAGTCTTGGGATTGCACTCCCTCTCTTGAATGGGCGCATATGCGCTATCCCAGAGCGGGTTAGGCATCCGTTGGCGAGGCATTGATCAAAATGCTTCGCAAACGACGGGAGGTCCACTAAGAAAAAGTGGATACCTCTCGTATCGATAGCTGAGAGCAGATGCTTGTAATCGCGTCCGCAATCAACTTGGAGTTCGGGACAATGTGACGCTATGTCAGAAAACATAGCGCTGTATAGTCCTCGAACAAACCGGTCACAGCTCTTAGAGTCATGCATAGGACTTCTCCTGTGTAGTGACTTCTGTGAGCTTGATCGGATCCTCTAGCTAGGGACGACCAAAATGGTCGTGGAGTCTACGACTCCCAACCCAACAGCTTCGCTGCGATGCCGCCTGCCTTGACCATGAAGAAACTCATGGCCTCAGACAGGTCGATCTGGTCAGCACTCACACCATTCGGATCAACCCGAAGGGTGAAGCTGACTTCACACAGCGAGCCCAGCAGGAGAGTCGAAGTCGGCTTCACAAACCGAGAGAAAGTCACAACGTGACGATCAAACGGCTGTGTGCCGGCCTTGACAGTATCCCGCGAGTGGCGCACCTTCATTCGGTACGTCACAAGGCCTTCATCCAGGAAGTATTCCGAAGAATACCCATCCTGGTTGATGAGCGGCAACACTTTGGCGGTTCCACCGGAACCGTCAAGAGTGATAGTTTGAGGAGAACCAAGCATGGTCTGTTCGTTCCTTTCTGAGCGTTCGTCAACCCTTAAAGCGTTGAACAAACAGCGCAGAAAGGACAGACAGTCGTGATATCCCGAGAAATGGGATATTAGCGGAAACGGCACCGCTACTCTGAATCCGACTCTTGTCGGAGAGAGTAGTGTACCCACCCCCTCCAGTATATCCACTGGATATACTGGTAACCGAGAACGTTCTCACGGTCTCGGTTTCAGTCATCACATTGACGGCTGAGGCAGACGCGGGAACTGCGTTCGAGTGAGCCAAAGCAAACTCGTGCACATTCGTAAACCAATCGATAAGCCAGGTCCATGGGAGAAGATCCCATGCACCCTGATAAAGGCCTTCCACGGTTAAACCGAGGGAGATCCTTTTAGCTTCCGAGAGGATCCGCGCATCATTTGGATAATACCTGGGTAGTACGGTGGGTAACCAACGTACTGTAGCCCAGCGCCTCCGTGTTGTAACATCGGAGTACGTGCCAATGATCGTAAGAGAAGCATTACTTTCAAAAGTAACGCTTTTCTGATCAGCAGCAGCATGATCCTCATGAAGGGTGAGACGTCTCTTCAACCCGTTGCTTGAATAGAGGCGGTGGAACTCTGCGACCCTTCGGTCGATAGACTTCCCCACATCTAGCAAGTCCTGAACATCTTTGATGAGGGGCAGCCAACCAAATTTCACACCGAGGTATTGGTTAGCGATTTCTCGCTGACTCAATACTCTCTTAGGAGATTTGATAAGCTTTCCAACATCTTTAAGCTGTCGCGGGATGTCGTACAGGTCCTGAATGAGGTCGAATGGTACGATAGCTGGCCTACTAGGATTAGTCCTAGCAAGAACAGTTAGCGCATCAGCGGCCGCAGTCGGGATTGCTGGAAGAGACAGATGACTAGGCAACGTAGCGGAGGGGCCTTGAGGGTAAAACCCTTGTGCCACACCACTAAACGTAGCGTTCCCACTAGAGCCATTGACTGGCTCAACGTAGCGCGTACGCTCCGACAATGTTAGCGGAGAGTCCACTACGGGCTGACCATGGCTATCAGTACACGTGCCTGTAATCCGAGTAATCGGATACTGGTGCGTGTACGATAAGGACCCATTAACATACTGTTTATAGGTCCCACCAGGATAAGTGAAACTGTGGGAACGGAACCTAGATGATCTTGTCAAGAGACAGGTACCATTAGGGTGCAAGATTGCAAGCAGTTACGCTCGAGAGCCCCGACTATCGGGG